CTTGCGTTTGAAATTAAACTTTTAGCACAAGATATCACTTGAGGAAAAGTTACCTCTTCATCGTTTCTGCATGATAGAACGCCTTGAAGAAATCCAAGGATATATTCACCATAGTCTTCTTCGCAGTGATGGGTCCAACACACCCAATTACCTTTACAGGTTTCGCCATCAAAAAAAATAGAGCATCCAGTTGGATTATCTCCTCCATGTACGGGACATGGGAAGACGTATCTATTATGTTCTCTCTCGTATTCAATATGGAATTTATCTAAAAGCTTTGGTATATCGTCACAGATATTTCTAGCAATTTGATATATCTGGTCTTGAGGTATCATTACTATCAAATCCCCTTTCGTTGTTTAGATAAAAGTTTCTTGTTTCCAGCTCTTTTATGTCTGAACCATTAGGGAAGTTGTAGACATAGTTAATATAGTCTCCAAATTCAAGTCCCGGTCCTTTACGAGCAACAATAGGAACCATTTTTCTATTACCTTTCTCCGGTCCATCTTGAGATACTTCCTGTTCACTCTTAATTTTTAGGATAGTAAAGCTAGTACATGTTCTCAAGATTCCATCAGATCCAGCAACCGCATCTGTGCTTTCACTTGTAATCCCATCTCTGTTGAGTTGGACAAACGATAGCATCGGGATATCGTGCTTAACAACGAAGTTATGAAGTTCCATCATTTGATATGCCAAGAGTTGATGTTCTCTCTTAGACTCTGTGACTTCTGACGGATTGGTAACTTTAAAGTAGTCATAAATAATCAGACAATCATTAGTTCTTCCACTACCATCAAAACCAACGTCCTGATAAACAAAGTTCCGCATAATTCTTAGAATAGAAGCAAATTCCATACCAGAAACGTTGACGAATTTGTAGTTCATTTTTTTGAACTTTTTCACGCCCTCTCTGACTCTTCTAGTCTCATCTTCATTTTCAATATATTTACCAGTCTCAATTTTCTTTATGTCTACACCGCTTAGTGCTGCGAGCATTCTATTGTCATGTTCTTCTCTATCCATTTCGCTATCTACGATAAGAGTAGGAATATCACGAGAAGATACATTGATACAAACACCATCGCCAGTAAAACTTTTACCAACTTTCATGCGAGCACCGATAAGGTCAACACACTTACGTCTTAACCCTCCACCAATAGCTTCATCATAGTTTTTCCAGCCTGTTGACAATCCCAACATATCGACTGGATTTGCTTCTTTCTCAGCCAGATATTCATCAATTGTATCTGCTGGTCTCATTGGCTTGTTATCAGAAGTATTATAAATATCCGAAGTAAAATCTAACAGTGGAAGTTCAATGATATTTAGAATGTCCTGAATAGATTCATCGCCACTAATTTCTCCAAGTTCTCTTTCGATCACATTAGCAACGGTCATCGCACGATTAGAATACATCAATTTTGCGATCTTACTTGCGTTTGCTCTTGCATTCTCTTTTGATATTCCATTATTAAATAGAAATCTTAGATTGCCCACTTCATCATCACTTGAGATCTCTTCATAAAACCCCATATCTTGAGCAACAGAAAGGATAGAAGATAGATCTACGTCTGACGAATCTTTAAAGATCTTTTCCAGACATTTAAATAGTCTTTGATTGTTCACCTCATAAAAAGCGTCTGACTGTAAATAGTCAATATCATAATAAAGTTCTACACCGTGTTGGCATAGTCCAGCTAAAACAGCACTCTCAGCAGCAAAATTCTTATTCATTTATTCTCCAATCAAACAATTCTCACACTTCGTACTTGTCCCTTTTCCAGCATATAGAGCTTTAGGGATTTTAATCTTCTCTTTACACCCAGTACATTTAACCGTTACCAGTGTAGCATCATAATTCACCTTTTGGCTAGGTCTTGACTGTGCCTTATTCTTCTTATGGTCTTCATCATGATATAGATGCTTATATTCGTTTGGGTCAAACAGGTTCTTGCCTTTTGTCCTATTTTTAAGGCTGGTCTTTCTAGTCTTAATTTTTTCTTTAGTCTCTGCGGCATCTTCTTCATCTTCCCATTCTTCTTCACCTTCCTCTTCGTCGCCATCCCACAAGTCTTCTGCTACTTGTCCCATTTTTAAGTCTGTATTACCACCATTTTTATCGATCAGATTTCCGATGATGTCGAGAAGACCCTCAAGAGGCATATCTTTTTTGGATGCATCAAAAACCTTATTAGCCAAAGTCTCGATCTGACTAGAAAACTTATTACCTTCGGCAGATAAAATACCGATAGCCGTTTCTATGAAATCTTTATCTCCTGTTTCACAGGCTGTAATTATCAAATCAATAATGTCTTCTTTCATCATGCATTCCTCGCTAATTTTTCTAATACGCTTGATTGTTTTTCTATTATGTCAACCGTCTTACTCAAAAGATTGACGCGAGACAAACAGTGTGTTTTTAATTTCATCAGTTCTCGTGCTAGTGGGTTTTCCTTTACTGCTGAATAGTATTTTTGTTCCCACTTCGTATATCCATCTCCGTAGTTGTTAATCTTATCGGCAACAATGTAATATAGACTACTTTCAGCAAAATCAAGCACAGCCTTTTCTTTATTTAGTGTCCTCTGGACATAATGTGCATAGCCATACAAAATATAACAGGCGGCTAGTGCCTCATCTTGTCGTAATGATCTTAGTTGAACATAGGTTAGATTAAGATATTTCTCCGCATCCCCATTCTTTTTAACCTCTTGAATATCTTTCAGGTTAATCCAAGCGTCAAGCTTGTCCAAAAAATCCTGAATATTTTCGGGGGTGTTATAGTCTATAAAATCGACTTCATTGTTTAGCATAATCTTTCCTTCCATTCATCCTCAGTTTCATTATAGGGCAATTCGATGAAAATGAATCCATTAATTTCGGCCCAACGCCTTTTATTTACATCTCTTGCTTTAGCTCGAAAAAAATCCCGCTTATTCTTATGAAAAAACGGGATGTAATTATAGTGCTGTTCCCCATGAACTTCGATAATAATTTTCTGGATTGGTAAAAAAATGTCGGCCTGTAGAACTGATCCACCATTAACGCGACTACCCGGAAGACTAACTTCCTCCAAAATCTCTACGTGGGGATAAAACTCTTGTGCGAGCTTAAAAGCTTTCTTATGTAGTTTTGATCTATTTGTATCTGAAACGTTGGATTGATTGTTTGCTGGAGTAAAAGTATACTCCCTACCGTCTAGTCCAACTGCTTTCATTCTTCCTCCTCTGAGTCTTCATCTTCTGGTTCAGATAAAGCTAGTCTAATATTATCAATGACTTCTTTGACATAATCTGGATTCTCTTCTAACCAACTTTGGAATTTTTGAGCACCTTGGAATTTTACTTCACTATCTAATCCATAAGGATAGAACCACGCACCAGATCTTTCTATAATACCAAATTGAGTTCCAATTTCGATAGCTTCCTTGGCTTCGTCAATACCAATTCCATACCTCAACCAACTATCAATTTTAGTTCCGGGAGTCCCATGAGTTGAACAGTCTGCTACCCAATGGACCTCCTGCCCAATTTGTGGACCAGTATCTTTTTTCTCAAACCACCGGCTAATACTTTTGATTCTAAGGATAGTATCAGCGGCATGTCTAATTTTATTACCACAATCTGGAACTTTAGATGGACCGTAAGGTTGTGGATTTGCAATCAGGTGTGTAATGATAATCATTAGGATTTTCTGTTCCGGGATTATCGGTGAGAATTTACGACAAAAGTCTGCTAGAATTTTTGGCATATCTGAGAAACTAGAACTAACCCCTCTTGATGCCTGTTTTTCTGATTGCATATTTGATGTAGAATCAATAATAATGATAGACCCCTCATTGTCTGGATCTCTCATAACACTTAAAGCGGCATTAAGTAAAACTTCGGCGGGAGGACAAGGCTTACCTTTATCTTTTTCAAGGACCACCATATCATCAGGATTGAGACCCCTAATTCCCTCTAAGTGCTTTTCATCAAGTCTCTCTTCTGAGTTAAAGTAGAAAACCTTTCTC